CAAGGCACACTCAAAGCTTCGCGCATCGTTCAATTGCGAAAGATTGCAGAAGAAACAGGCAATGATCGCTTCTTGGAAGGTGTGCGTATTATTGAAGAAAGTTATCGGCCTTCCGTCAGCAAACAGTTCATCAGAGTGGAAACGCGCAACGAAAACGGCGCGTGGGTAACTGTTCCACTCGGAATGACAGAGAGTTAGAGATGCCGTAAGTCAATAAAAATCCTCGCAAGCTTTTGTGCTTGCGGGGATTTTTTGTTAATTTTGTTTTGCAAAAGAACTAAGCATGAAAAAAGGAAGGGATAGTAATCTAATTGCATTGCGTGACGAAGCGTTATGTCGCCGTTATTATTATTGGACGGAGGTGCAACGACTTCGTTTCGACGATGCGCTACGTCTGCTCTCTACCAAAGAGTTTTTCATCAGTGAGGAGCGCATAATGGCGATTATTCGCAAAAAATGCTCTGAAGTGAAAGATATAGATGTGAATCCTGTTCCGAAAGTCCGTAAGCCTCGTCTGACCGCCAAGCAACTTGAGTTGTTTCAGGAAACAGTTGTCTAATCCTTTGCTGCAGAGTCGTCATGCAGCTCGAATTGGAATACATATTCATAGACCTTAATCATTCCCGGTAACGAATAGCATCTTGTCTTAGTACGAAACATTGGTCCCATATCGTCACTGTGTCGTGAGCACTGAAGCGTAGTATAGAGCTGGTTTGCTAATCGCAGACGCTCTGCGACTTTCTCCGTTGTGCCAGAGCCGATATGTGTATCTTCGTAGCAGTCGATGGCAAGACGTGTGGTAAGCGTAACTATTCCCTTTTGTGTGCCCATTCCAATTTCTTCCCAATCTGCCTCCATATTGCCGATGAGTGCGCAAGGGAAGGTTACGGGGTAAGTGTCCTCACTTGTTTCCAACTGTCCGTAATCTTCATCTACAAGTGAAAGTTGAGGAATCTCATTGCTAATGAGATTGAGGATTGAGATAAAAATTTCTTCCATTTGTTATAAATCTAAAGTGTTGATGATCTCCTGTTTTATTTTCTCATTGATGTGCTGTGTAAGCTCAGCACTTTCACCTATAAACTGCCGCTTTGGAATCTTCACAGCAAGCTTCTGCTTTCGGGTAAGAGCAAGGTTGCGCCAGAATTCGGCCTGTGGTGCTGCCCGTACTTGACTTTTCTTCTTTCCTTTTTGTCCCTTTGAGGTTTTGCCAGAAGTTTTGTAATACATGTACCATGCGAAGCGGCGCATCTTTGGTGTCACTGTAGGGCTTACTGTGCCACCTTGATTGTGTATGTCTGCATAGGGTAGATCGTTAGAGACGGTAACACGGTAGTCGCCAGGCACATATTTGATAGAACCGAAGAGGTGGTTATGCCCGGAAAGCAGCGGACCATACGACGCTGCTGCAGAGGTTGAGTCGGTCTGTTGTCGCCTTGTTGTCGGCCATTTCTGCAAACCACGATTAACGAAGCCACCTTTGCGAAAGTTGTCCTGGTAATGATCTTTCGCCATACGACCAATCTTGATAGGAAGTTGTCTACGTATGAGTCTGTCAAGTTTTCTACTTTGGCTTTTTATGAGTTCTGAGAAAACTTTTATGTCCATTTGTTTGCTTTTTTAGTTAATAAGTTGTATGTTTGCAGTGGATTTGAATAGAATCCTTGCCGATGCTACGGCTTCGGCGTTCGCGGGAGGGCTTTGCTCTCCCGTTGTTTGTTATATGAACTTTCCTTTTTTGAAGAACAACCGTACTTTTCCTTTTTCATAAATCCACACCTCACTCAGCACGCCATTGTTGGCTTGCAGCTTTTTGATGACCGTACTCCTTATGAATCTGTCAGAGCAACCCTTCGTATTGTCGATTACAACATTGGGGCTTTGCTTCATTCCATGTGTGAGCATGTTCTTCACCTTTCTCTTCTTCCATGGCTTGCTGAACCCCTCATACTCGTAAAACACTCCGTCCACCTCGAAGTCGGGACACTTACCTTCATATCTTGTTCCGATGAGTGAGGCATATATGACCTTATACTCTTCAGACTTGACATGCAGCCGTGGTGTTATCCTAACCTTATGCCCTTGCTTAGCCAATTGTCTTGACATAGTGAGTATCGCCTTGTAATCCCCTTTGCCTTTCTCCACTTCGGGGTGTATATATAGTGCCCCTCCGTTTTTATATTTCCTTTCGAGTTTGAAGCCGTCCGTTCCCATTCTTTCTAAACAGGCTCTGATATATGGGCAGTCGTAGCAGTCTTTCACCCTATTTGTAAAGAAACCTTTTAACCTGTCTTTTAATCCAGGACGGTAGAAGTCGCAGTCTTTGCACGATTTCGGGAAGTACGGGTGATCGTCCGAGAACGTTTCTCCCGTTATGCCCGGATTGCCCGCAAGTCCTGGTTGTGGTTTTGAAACATCGTCGTTGGCGGGCACGGGTGTAACAGATTCATCGGTACTTGACAAACTGCATTTGCAATTCCATCGATCTCCCGGGCGATGCTCGTTCCAGAATTTGTCATTGATGGGACGGATGATTCCCCAATATCTACGATGCTCCCTGCAAGGATGCAGGCTTGTCGACGGCATCCATTTGAGATTAGGCAGCACGTCGCTTTCCCGTCTAAACTGCTGCCAGTCGGCAGCCTGATGTGCCCGTATGACAGCCGTATCGTATTCGGTCTTGAGCCATGCGCCGCACTGGTGAGAAGCAATGGGCATCACCTCTTTCAACCACTGATTGAACGATTTTAGAACACCGTTTGAGTCGAGCATCCGTGCAGCCATATCATTCTGTGTACGGTGCACTTTGAATGCAGAGAAAACCTCGTTGCTGTGTCGCAACTGTTGTTGAAAGTCCTTGTCATGATCAGAAGACGAGAAAGCATCATCTGTTGCTTGATTGAATACATCGCGTACAACATCATAGAGATAGGGTTCAATCTCTGTCCTGACATTGAACTTTTTCTTGTAAATATTCGCAAGTGCCTTTCTCAAAATGCTCTCACTTATCTGCCAATTTGAGGCAGGCGCATTATCAGCATCGAAGTAGCTTCGATTGACTACCAGTCTAAATGAGCCCCGTCCTTCGGGGCTTTCACGAAAAAAGAGCGTAGGCGGTTCTTGAACTTTGAGGTCGGGGGTTGAGAAGCTTGAGAATTTGAACTTTGTGAACTGCCGTCCGGATTCTTTTCTTCCTTATTCTGCTGTTGTAAGGCTTCCTCACGTGATTTCTTTTCTTCCAACTGCAACTGCAACTTCTTCTGCTGTTCGTAGTTTTTTGGTTTCTCTACTCCGAACTTTTCGTAAAGGTAATCATCATCAATAGGAAGAGAGAATGTCGTGTGCAGCTGTGTAAGAACACTCATCGTTGTATTTGGGTCAACATCTTTCTTTTCCGGAAAGCAGAATTTACCACCTGCAGTGTCAACACCCATATGTGCGAATATGTCCGTCATGTCATAATTCAGGACATTGAGAACAAATTCCCTATCTGCTTTCGCGACGGCTTCTTCCACCTTTTTGTGCACCGTGCCAAGCGCTTGTGTGCCATTGGTGGATGCCTCCGTTGTCAATGTGTTGCCGAGAATGAGCTTTGAAATTTCGCTATTGCAGCGTTCTATGAAACGGTCGTAGACTTCCGCAGAACCCGTCTTATTCCCTGCCTCACGCAGTTGCAGTTCCGTGTCCTTGCCATGAATAAAAGTGGCCAACGAACCGATAGCATTTGCATCTTGAAGCGCACGCGCACGCGCCTCTTCGTCGTCCGTTTCATAAGTGTATTCCTGTATGGGCATACCGAACACCTCGGAAAACTGTGCCCAGTCGGCAGTCGTGTTACGTTTGTAGATAACCCAAGGTGCAGCCCTCGCAAGTAGTCCAAGGTCAGTGCTACCGCCAATGAAGAGCAAGTCTTCAAATTCCTCCCACGATGCTCCAAATAGATCCGTCTGCCTGGTCAGAATGAGCTTACGGACAGGTTCCACGTGCTTGCGCGGCACAAGGTCGTAGTCTATCCACTCCCCCTTTTTATAGAACTGAAGCAGCGAAAAGCCCCAAAAGCGCGCATCAAGTATATCAGCCACGCAGCGATAGAACCAAGGAGAAAACAGTTGTTCATTGATGGCCTCGTCCGGTTTGCCGTCGCGCTGAAATTGAATGCTTGAGCATAGCACAGCGTTTTTCCGCTTATCAATGACGCTGGATAAATGGGTATCCAGCAAGATGTCATTGTAGAGGTCATAGAGTTTTGCCCGCTGGGTATAATCAACGTTTTCGGCTGCCTTGATAGCCATCATGAAGTCGGCAGTATCAATATTGAAACGTTTGGGCTGTGTCAGCCTGATAATAGCAGGCTGACGTTGTCCGGGACGTGGCATATTGCCACCGATGGTTATACGTGTATTCTCTTTTGTCATGATTATAATCTGTTTTCTCTTTTCTTATTGCTTTTGAACATCACCACAGCCTTTGCAGCTCTCTCCTCTTCAGGCAGGAGCGGTACGCCATCAATAGAGATGTCTTCTTTGGATACTGCCTTCATCCATTCCACGGCTCTTTCATATCGGTCTTTACGTACCTGAGAAAGTTTCATCGGATTGTGAATGCAGAAGATATGATAGACGGCAATATCAATAACCATCATTAAAATAAGTTGATTGCGCTCATTACCTGTTGCCGCAAAGATAGCGTTGCAGTCATAGCGCTTAGACAGGTAACTGCGCATTTCGGCTATCGCTCTGTCTTCACAAATTTCAACGAGCGTCTCATCATCTCTTACAAGTGCATCGAGTATCTCGCGATGAACGCTTGCATCGTAGTCTTTTATGTCAATAAACTGGCTCATATCCGGTGTCTGTTTTTAGATCTTACACTTCTTCGAGATTGTACTAACGGCCGATCGGCGCGCTGGGCTGTCTGGTCTATTTTTCTATTACCGCCTTCTACTGCATCAGGGCCGTCGGCAGGATATTTGAGTGATAGCGTGAACAGCTTGAATTGGTCTTCAAGTTCCTTCATGTGAGGGTTATCCTGCTCCTCCTCATTAAGGATTAGGTTGCCCTCGCGGTTCATCGGCTCAAGGTTTGCCTCGATACGTGTAGCTTTATCAGTCTTTTTCTCCTCATCGCCTTGAATGTAGAGCGTAATATTTTTCTCTTTTCGCACGTTGCGAACAAGCGGTCGGAAAACCTGCTGGAAGAATGGATCCTGCAATTTGTTATTCTCCATCCAGCAGTAGACGGTGCTGCGCCCTGCTACATATTCGAGCAACTGTACATACCAATCAATGAACTCGGCATTGAGAGCCTGGGCGAGGCGAGCCTTAATGACATAGAGTTTACCGTCTCTTTTTCCTAAGAGCATAACAGCCTTGAATGACTTGCCCTTCTTGCCGCGACTCTCTCCCGGTGCAGGGTCGCCATAGATAATGAGAAACTTGAACTTGGAAAGTGGCGGAACCTTACCATAAACCACCTGCTTGAATATCTCTCCTTCAGAGATAGGATTGTTGAAATACTCATGCTGTTGCGCAAGCGTAGAAATTTTTGAAAGCGTGCGGTCGATATGCTCCTCTGTGTTCTTTTGCGGCCATGTGCTCTTGCCGTTCTTGTCGCGGATATTGACAATGTCCCAATGGTCTGCCATCTCGCCGGCACGGGTGATGCAACAATCCTTTGCGATGATGTTGCCACACCACACGATCAATGTAGGCTCAGAGGTAGAGCGTGTTGGGTAGAGTGCCTGTTCCCACCATTCCCAACGCTTCTGAATGATGTCGGGATTCTTGGTGTCCTCATCGGTGTCGAAGTCATCGACGAGGATCACATCGGGGCGTATAGCTTCATTTCGCGAGCCACGAGGCGACTGCCCTGCACCAATGGCGCGAAAGGCAACACCACCCTTTGTAATGAACTCATCTTCTGCCCACGCCCCAAATGATTGCTGCTTTCCATAATAGGCAATGATACGCCCATTGGCCTCAAGGTTTGCCCTATAAGGGGCAATCAGACGGACAGCATTGTCCTTGCTGTTTGATGTCATAATGACATTGCGTTTCTTTCCTGTCAATGTGAGGTAACTGACGACAAACATCGTGATGGTGGACTTCGCCAGCTCGCGCGACCATGAGAGGACCTCGTACCATTCGTCGTGTGCTATCAAGCGGCGGATAGCCTTCTTCTGAAAGTCGGCAAATTCATATTTGGTATAGTTAGGAAAGAAGTATTGCATCCACTCTATCGGGTGCGCTTCAAGATATATACGATGTTTTTCGCGCTCTGACAAACTCATTTTCTTATCAACAGGAGTTGAGCGCATAATATCCTGACAGTACTTCTCCCAATCAAGTAATGCTGTTTTATCTGATTGCTTCATTTGCCTCAAGTTATAAGAGGGATTTTATAAATGCGTCAGAGAGCTGTGTGAGCTCTTTCGCCTTTTCAAGGTCTATTGGACGTAGGAATTCGATAAACTTCGTCTGCACGCTGATGATGTCGGCAATGCCTACATCTGTTTCCATTTTTTTTATTGCAGCCGAGAGCTTACCAAGGATGTCAGCTTCGGCATTGCTTGCGAAGCGTTCTCCTTCAGGTTTGTCGGCTATCTTTCTATTTATCTCTGCTACTTGGCGGTATAGGTTTGCTACCTGCTCCTCACGAGTAAGGGTCAATCCTACCTTCTGTACTTCCCATTTGCCATCAGCTATCCAACGATTAACAGTAATACGGGCGACGCCCACACGATCAGCGATTTCCTGTTGCGTGAGGTTCTCCTTCAAATAAAGCGTCTTCGCCCATTCTTTTTTTTGCGTAGTGCTTAAATCCTTTGCCATTTTACATCAATTGTAGTGCAAAGGTGAGGTGTTTTCATAATGTTCGCAAATTGTTTCCGCATGATGCAATTTTGTGATGTAATCATTTGGTTATAAGCATTGTATAATAAATATGAGGTTTGTGAAGTAGCGGATAATCTTCCATCTTTGCATCAAAATTCGCAATGAGCGATAGTAAACTATTAAGGAAACGAAATGGAAGTAAAGACAAAGAAATTTTTCAATATCATCCCGGGTGCAGACGCCTGTAGCATTTTCTTATATGGTGATATTAGTGATAGCTATGGTACTGTAACGAGTGCTCAAATTGCTCAAGAGCTAATGACAGCCACGGCTACTTACAAGAATATTAATATTCGTATAAATAGCATTGGTGGTGAAGTATATGCGGGTATTGCCATTTTTAATGCGCTGAGAGCGAGCGAAGCAAATATTACACTGTATGTTGATGGCGTAGTTGCATCTATGGTCAGCGCTATATATCTCTGCCGCAAAG